CAATACTCATCGTTGTTGGTTTTTACGATACAGAACACACGACCTTGAGCCAATAATTTTAACTCGTTACGCTTTGTAGTTGACAATCTACGCCATTTGAATGCAGCGTCCCATTGGTTATAAACCGTTCCGTTTTCTACACTTACGTTGGTAGTGTTAGTCATTGATGCAGTTGCTTTGGGGATGTCATAAGTATAAACATCCCCACTTGCTACTGATGTGGCTGTAACCTCACCACTTGCAACTGTAAAGCCAGTTTTAGCCCAGTTTACCAAGTAGATAGATTTAACACCCCCAACTGCATCTTTGCAATCAAGGGCAAAACTTTGTGAAATTAAACAAGCCATTCTTTATTTAAATTAAAGGGTGAAATAAACTACTTCGTCAGGGAAAGCCAATTGAACACCATATTTCATTTTTGCTTTGAAATATATGTTTTCAGATACTGGGTCGAATACAAATTTGTATTGTTCTTCTTCATTTGCAAGGTCAGTACCTACAAAGAAGTTAGTCAAGTGTGACGCTACTAATTTATCAGTACCATCCAAACCACCTACAGCAATCAACTTCATATTTGTACCTGGAACTATCATTTCCATTACACCTGCTTCAGGCATATAATGATACAAGTTAGCGTTTTTCAAGTTAACCAAGTACTTCTTATATGTGTCGATTCCGCAGAAACAAACTAAGTTTTCTTTACTTGCAATTCTTGAAGGAATAGCAGCGTAGATAGCATCTAAAATGTCATCAATGTTAGATGTAGTAATAGACGTTGCAGAAATGGTGTTACCTTGTACTGGGTCACCAGCACCACCGAAACCAAGTGCAGTTAAGATAGTTGTAAAACCATCAAATTTATTCGTGTTAGGGTTGGTGTTAGATGTTGCAGTTGTACCTTGCCAAATAGCAATTTCCAATTTTTCAGCAATTACTGCTGCTTTTTCGCTACCAATTTGCTCTTCAAATGGAAGTGCTTCAGCAGAACCTGGTGCAATTTGTGTTTGCATCCATTTTGATTCCAAAGTTTTAGGACAAAGAGTTTCTTCAACAGCAATTTTACCTACTGTGATTGTTCTTTGTGTGAATGTTGTTAAACCTGATGGAGTAAGTCCACAAGCATCGCTTTGAAAATAAACATCAGAAGAGAGAATGTTCAAAGTTTCAGCAGATTTGATACCTACTTGAACTTGTCCAGCATCGTACATTAAACGTGCTGTTTTACCACCGAACAACGCTTTTGACAAAAGGTTAGTACTTTGTTCGTTGGTGTAATTAGTGAGTGATGATACTACGAATGACATTTTATTTATTTTTTAGTTGTTGTGCTAATTTTACAATATTTGCGAATTGCTGTTCTTTTTTGCTCAATACTTCAGGTGCTTTTGTTGGTTCAGCACTTGGAAGATTTGCAACTCTTTCTACCAAATCAACGGTTTTTGAAAATGCTTCACTTTGCTTTTCAAGTTTTGCAACTACACTTTCAAATTGTGCAGTCAATTCAGCAATTTTGCTTTCTAAATTTGTAACTACTTCGTTGAACTTTTCGATTGTCGCAAATTCTTGAGATGCTTCAATTGTAACTTCAATTTCTTCTGATGGTTCTACAATTTCTGATACAACACCACCAACGGTTGTAACCAACATTCCACCTTCTACTTCGTGTGTTCCGTCAGGTGCTGGGATATCGCCTTCTGCAGTTTCTACCAAAATAGCAGTACCTACTGCCAATTCACCTTCCCATTTGATTACAGTTCCATCGGTCAAAACGGCACTTGCCATTTCAACGCTTACCACTTCATCGTTAAATTTTAACATTGAGCGGATTTCTTGAATTAAACTTTTTGAGTCCATTTTAATTTATATTAGTTATATGTTTTTTTTGTTGCGTTTTTTATTTGCCATTCCACTTTGATAGCAATGATTTCAAGTCTTCCAATAATTTGTCATCTTCACTCATTGGTTCTACAAAATCAAAGTAACCTTCAACGCTAAATCCATTCCAAGTTCCATCTTTACATTTAGCCCAAATTGCGTCATCTTCTACAATGTAAGACACAAACCAACTTCCATCTTTTGCATCTTCAAACCCAATAGGTGGATTTATACCACGTTCAAAATCTAAAAGGTATGTTTCAAACAATGTGCAACCTTCAATTTTTGTTCTATGGTCAACATTTACGCTGTTATATTTGTTATTTAACGCCCACTTCTTTGCGATTTTGTATATAGTTTCTTTATCAAAGACCACGTAATATTCACCACGAGAATCATCACGACGATAAATTGGCAAATCAGCCAACATTGCAGCACCCGAAATAATCCTTTTTTCTTCATTTTGTATTGCAAAAGTCTTTTTAAAAGTTGACATTTTACGTTCACACCATCCAAGCATTTCTTCACCACCCCACAATAGATATGAAATAGTCCCACACGCTTCTTTATCGTCAGGGTTGTAGTATTCTTTTGCACGTGACAAATAAGAATAAGTGCGTTTGATTGTTTCTTCTGATAATGGTTCACCGTTTGCAATTTGTTGTGCCCTTACTTTACCCACTTGCGTTGCACATTTATTGCCTAATTCTTCGTTCAATCTTATACCACGTTCTGCGTTTGATTTCGCTGCTTCAGGGTAGTCATCAAAAGATTCAAATTTATCAAACTTCATAAAGTCTTTTTCGATTGCTGGTTTATCAACAAGTGAAATAAACTCAACACCACTTTCCAAATCCTCTTCTGAAATTGTTAGTTTATAAATAGGTAACATTTCTATATATTAGTTTTAAAGTTAAATTGTTGCGTTATTCTACCACACTCACACTTTGATTATTAGAAACACGTCTTTGTGTGCGTGAAATATCACCTTCTGTTACATACACTTTTCTTTCTTGTGTCAATGCTTCATTTGTTGGTAGTGCAGATGCTCTTGGTGCTGCCATTTGTTGAACTCCACCACCACCAGCACGATTGCCAGTAGCGTTACTTGGTGTTGATTTGCTTTGAAATTTAGTATCAGAAATCTTTTTTAAGTTAGCCAATCCAAATGCAAGTGCCGTACCTGCTTGAATATATGGATATGCTGGGAAAACTGCTGTCAATGGTGATTTATTTGCTGTTGTAAATGCTTCTTGAGTACCTTGAATTGTTGACATAATAGTCTGAGCATACTTCAAACCTTTGTCAATTTCAAATGCTCTTTTTTGTGATTCTTCTGTATCTCCAGCAAATGCCTCGTTTAATGCAGATAAAGCGTTTAGACTATTGGAAGCAAGGCTAAATATTGCTTCTTGTTTTGCTTTTTCTCGTGCAATATCTTCTTCCTTTTCTTTGTCCTTTATCGCTTTGCGTCTTTCAAAAAGTTGATTTTCAAGTTCTATTGTTGAATCGCCAGTTTCTTCTAAAGCGTTTATTTTCGCTTCAAGATTTTGAATTTCTATTAATGCAACATCTTTTGCAATTTCTTCTTGTGTTTTTCCGCTTTGCTTTGCCTTTAAAATTTGCTCATTATAATAGTCATCGTAAAACTTTAAAAGATTTTGTGTCGCTGCTTCTGTGTCCGCTTTTTGTGTTGCAAGTAATTTTTCATTATCCGACTTTAACTTTTCAGCGTAATCTTCACGAACCTTTTCAAGTGCTGCATCTCTTAACTTGTTTATTTCAACTTCTGTGTAACCTTGTTTTTTTAAATCTGCAATTCTTGTTTTAAATTGTTTGTCTGCAGCGATTACTTGTTCTTCGATTGATTGTGCGTTAATAGATGCAAGTTCTGCTTCACGTGCTAATCTATTTCTATATTCTTCGTCTTGTTGTGCCTTTCGTGTTTCTGCACCTTTTTTGCGTATTTCTTTAACTTGCAATTCATAACCAGCAACTTCGTTCTTTGCTTTTAAAAGTTGTTTTTTAGTTTCTTCAATTCCTTTGTCTGCTTCTTGAGATACTTCTTCAGGGTCAAAAACTAACTTTGCTAAACCGCCACTAAAAGTTTCTTCAAGTTTAAAGTTTTTTCCCAATGTTTTACCAATTGCATCAACTTGTTTTAAAATCAATGTCAAAGGCAAAGTAATAATTCTAATGATATTCTGAAGAATCTCTTGGTTTCGTTTTGCCGTTTCAACTTGCGTTTTCTTTATTTGTTCTTGTGCTGTAATTTGGTTTTCAAGTTGAGTGATTACCGCTTTTGTTTGTGCAATCTTCAACTTTAAAATTTGCTCTTCAGTTTTCCCTTGTTGCTTTAATATGTTATCTTGTGAATTTAAAGTTTCAAGTTTACCTTCTTCTGCTTTTACTCCTTTTTGTGCAGTTTCAAGATTCTTTTTTTGTTCACCAGTTACACCACTTACTGCTGCTTTGATTTCATCCCAATAGGCAACCATTGTTCCCAATAGTACAATAAACGCACCTAATCCAGTTGCAATCAATGTAGACTTTAAAGTAGTTCCAAATCCACGAATAGCCGTTAATACCGAACCACTTATTGTTTTATACAAAGTCACAAATTGCTGTTGTACTGCACCTAACCCAGCAAGTCCTTGTGAAAGTGCCATTGCCCCTTGAACTTTTACAAGTGTCTTTTGTAAATCCTCACTTTCGCTACCAAACAACGCCATTGCACCTTGAGCAGCACTAAAACCATTTGCTATTCCACTCACAACGGTTTGAACTCGTGCGAATTTATCAGGGTTCAACGCTTTTACTCTGTCGTTGAAATCGTCCATTTGGTCGGCAAGATTTGCAACTTTTTGTTGGGCTTGTAATGCCTCGTTACTAAACTCACCAAATTGAGCCACCATTTGTTGAGCCTCAATTTTTGCTTCACGTAACTGCTGTTTAAAGTTTTTGACCGTTGTGTCTGCACTACCCTTTGGTAGCACTTCAATTTCTATTGCTGCTGTTGATTTTGCCATTTTATGGAACTATAACGTAATATTTTGAACCTGATGAAATTAAGTGAGCCGATTGTTTGTCGTTTGAAAGTTGATATGTTAATGCATCATCAATATATATTGAACCGTCACCAGCCGTAACATTGATATGATGATTTGAACCAAGTTTTTTGAATACGAATACTTTGCCTTTGTTGGTTGATGGATTTGGTAAAACTACATCTACATCATCAACACTATTATCGCATACCATTAAATAATCATCATATAATGCCGTATAAGGTGAATCAGTATTATCTAATTCAATGATTTTCCCACCACTTAACCAAGCCCCAACAACTGGGTAATTTTCTATATAAACTCGGTTGCTTTCTTCTATTGTGTAGTCTGTGCAATTTATCGTAGTTACATACTCAAATGTAGGTGGAATATTTACACCAGTTCCCCCTATTATTGACGTTGCAAATTTACCACTCGAAACGTTGCCATTACCGATAATGATATTGTCTTTTGAATCTAAACCACTATCACCGATGTTTATTCCACCATTTGTTCCACCAGTATTTCCCAATGGTTTTCCAAAAGGGAAACGATTGTCGAAATAGTCCAATACCCCAGTACCTACATTCGCAGTTTTTGTGATAATTGGTTCGTAATAAGTCAATAAAAGGAACTCACATAAATAAACACCATCTTGTAAAGGGTTGTAATCGCTTATTTTATTTAAACGCCAGTACTGATTTTCAAAGAAATAAAGGTCATTGAATCGAATATTGTACCAAGTGTATGGATTTATTCTAAAATATCCCTTGAAAACTTTGCTATTTTTATCAGTTATTTCACGAATAGTTTTGTAATAGTATGTATTTACAAGATTTTGATTGCTATATTTTAGTCCTAATGATGTGTTGACGTATTCAGGTAGCCCGAAATTCAAGTCAAATTGCATATTATCGACATCGTCAATATGTAAAACTAACGGATATTTAGTAAAATTAGGCGTATTAGTTACCGTTGTGTTGTACACTTCATATGCAGATGTAGTCTTAACGCCACCAAAATACAAGCATCTTAATTGTCCTTTGTCATTATTGCTATTCAAAATATATGAATAATATCTTGACCCTTCTTGTGACATCATTGTAGGCGAGAAAGTAATTTCTATTTTCTTTTCTTGCTTTACAAAATCGTTATCTATTCGTATAGTTCTGTCCCCGTAAATTCTTGACGTGCTTTGTTTGTATTCTTTGTTTCTATTGTCATCACCTTCTTTGTAAGTAAACACATAAGGGTTTGCCTCAAGGTCACCCATTGGCACAATATTAACGTTTTGCGAATAGTCTAATTTTGTTGACCAATCTTGAACAGTTCCGTTGTAAAATTCATCACGTGGGACAAATCGTAACTTTTTAATATTGTCTTTGTCTTGCTCAATGTATAAATTGAACATTTTGACAAAGTTTAAAAGTAAATCTTTTTGAGTGTAGTCACCAGCAAAGAAAGTTGCAAAGTCTAAAGGGTTATTATATGCAAATGTTAACGCAGAAACATGATTATAAATTTGTGTAGTTGACAAAATATCTGCCGTTCCTGGTATAAATAAAGACCCATTTGTTGTATAAAAATATTTTATTTGTATTTCATCGCCTACTAAACAAGTAACTTCAGTATTGCCTATACCATCAAAAGACCAATTATTTGTACTTATGTTCGTTGATTGAATATAAAATTGTTTATAATATGCACCATTTTTGTACACAACAAAACACATTGATGTTCCAATGTTTGATAATGTTGATGTTGATGTGAAATTGGCTTGTAAACTTATAAAAAAATTAAACGTTGCACTAATTGGTGAAACATATTTATATGTACTTGTATTGTAATTCCCACCATTGTCAAAGTTGCCACCAGTTGAATCATTATTAAATGGTAATGTTGTAGGTGTTACAGAAAATGATACTGGAGTTACAATTGTTTGTGTTGTGCTTAATTGTGCTTGAAATAAACGTGATTGTACAGATGTTTCGTCTGCCTCAAAACCATAGTTGTTATATGGAATAACTAAACGCTTAAATCTATCTGTATTGAAAAATGAATCACTCGTATATTCATATCCTACATTTGACATTATTTTGTCAACTATAGTTTTTGCATATAAACAAGGTACATGATCATCTACTCGCCATTGGTCAGTATTACTATTCTGACTGCCATATTTATTGAGCATTTGAGCATATACATAACCTTCGCCATATGCAAATGATTGTGAACTACCATTTTTAATGATAGACGTATCCCACGAATTTGTAACGTTTGTTGTTGTTAAAGTATGATTGTATTCATCAAAATTTAACTCGCTTAATTTTGCATTTCCAAGCGTTGTAAACAAATCCGCAGTTTGTCCATGTAGTGAGCATTCATATTCAATTAATTCTTTGTCTAAGACGTTAATTTGAATCATGCGAATAAACCCACGTAATTGTTCTAACCCGTCAACTAAAACCAAAACGTTCGCCTTTTTGTTCGGGTTAAAGTTCGGTACAAATTGCCCGTTTGATAAAACCGTGTGTGATACTTCAAAGATATTCCCGAATAAAATGTTATTTGTTTTTGTTCCTGGAATGGTTATCGTTTTACTCCAGTCGCTTGAACGTTGTTCGGGGTTTTTAATATCTGCAATTGAACGAGTAATAAGCAAGTCAAAATCTTGCGACAAGTCGACAAGCGTTTCATTTACGAATAAATTTATCATAAGCGTTGCACCTTATCTACAAAAGACATTTCACATTCAATAGTCAAATTGAATAACTTATCATTCAATGTGGTTTTTATAGCGTAATCAGTTGACGTGATGTTCATAGCCTTCAAAACTCCGTTATCCATTATCCAAATATTTGGTGACATTACAAGTTCTTTGAGCCATACGCTTTCATCTTCTGTTATCCAATCGCTATTTAATGTTATCTTTTGCGTAGATTCTGTGTAGTAATTTGTATTATTTTGTGATTCGGTTTGATAGCCGTAGTTTGTACCGTTAAGTCTGTATGCGTTTTCTCTGTATTGTTTTCTCGCAATAGAAAAGTTATCTTTTCGCACCCTATTAAACCTAAATGATTCAACCCCCCCAAGTCGATTGAGGAAATAAACGTCATTATTGGCGTATTTTGTACACTCATTTTTTATGTAAAATGTATATGTTTCTGATTTTGCACCACCAGTCCCTTTCGTTACAACTTCCATATATGTTGAACCACTTGTCGGAATGATAGGTACACGAATAACTGAATCCGTTATACTACTCAAAAGTATAATTTGTGTGGTTGCACTTGGGTAACTTGTTATCTCAACACTCCCAGCATTGCCACGCCAAAAGTATAACCAATCTTTTTGGTCAGAATATATCGTCTTTGACCTTATCGATGTCAAAAATTTAGCCGTGTTTGATGTATTTAAATATTGTGCTTCATCGTACGACACAAAATCAATAGGATTTAAAGCCATGTTATAAGCAGTCAATCCCGTAACGTTTGAACTTCCAGTTACTTCGATAATTGGCGATGTTGAACCCGTTGAATACTCATACCCAAAGTTAACCTTATAGCCAATGTAACTATTCGGACATCCACTTGGTGCTGTGTCGTTAATATTCCAATCTAAAGTTACAAAGTTTTCAATTAAACGTCCAATGTTAAATACCCCTTTGTTTGTGCTATTCGGGTATATAGGTGCTTTTAAACGTGCAATTCTTGTTGTACCTTGAAATACGTCTGCAATGAATTTAAAATTGTTATTAGTATATGCAGAACCTTCACTTACAACGAAATTTATATCATTGTATGCTGGTGTGTTATTGTCAGGTTTTTGGTGTACTGTTATGCTCACAATTATATATTAGCAAATAGTAAATATTGTTGCTTTGTTGCAGTCAGAATAGGATTCGAACCTATATTTCAGGCACTCAATGGTTAGAGGGCTAATCCTGAATCGTTATATTTAGCTAACAGCGTCTACCACGTTATGGAAATCCCTAACCTTTCGCCATCTGACTAATTAAAAAACCCCCATAGTTGGTTTAGGCTATGAGGGCTAAAAGCACAGGTATTGAGTGAAAGAACTTCTACAAATCTAAACTAAATTTGATAAATAACAAAGTACTGCACTTTCAAAAGTTTGACATTTTTTTAATTCTTTGTTAAATTCTTTCACTTTACTCGTATAAAATCCGACTGTGTTGAGAAATTCTATCAATGGCATTTGCAAAATATAGTCCCATTGTTCACGTCTACCATTGCATATTTTATCTACAAGTTCAAACCATCCTTGTATTGGATTGCTTGGTCTTGCAACTTCTTCACCATCTGACTCAAATAAGTTTGGGTAGCGTCTAACAATTTCGGATAAAGAAGAGAAAAAAAAAGCGAATAACCATGAGCAATTTGATACGGCATATCTAAAAATAATTTGCTCACTTCTTCAAAGTGTTTTCCAATGTGTTTGATTTTTTTAGGTTTTCCAAATATATCGACTTCTTCAGATAGTAAAGCCATAATTTCGTGAAGGTTTGTCACAACATCTTTCATATCATATTGTTGCAATGCGATAAAATGTTGACCTTGCATCTGTGTTGCATTTGGTATCATTCTGAATCTTCTACCTTTGACTTTAAATTTCAATTGAATCTCATCTTTGAATTGCAATTTATCGGTTAATTCATTGAAGCGTTTAAACAAATCTTTTACCTTCATTTGTTCTACATCATCAATTTCTTTTTTATCTAAAATACAAATGGTGTGAATGGCTTTTTCAAGTGTTGGAAAATGCTCAATCTCTTTTAGTTCTTGTATGTCTTTTATTGTTATCATGCGAATGCGAATACTCCTTTTTTATTGTGTTTTTTACAATCAATTGCCAATGCCAACGACATAACGCAGTCATCGTGCAACCCTTGTGGTGCTGTATATTTTACTCCAGTACGTGTATATTCATACTCGAAATTCTCCATTTCGTAACCGATTGGATTTTCAGGGAAAAATATTTGTGTGTGTTGAACTTCGTAAATTAATCCTTCTATAAGTTGTTGTTTGCTTTGTGATGTAAATTTAAAGCCGTGAATATTTGGCAAAATACGTTGCAAGTTTTCTACAATCGGATCACCTATTCCAGTACTATCAACGTACGCTGGTGTACGACCTACTAAATTCTGAATCTTTGTCATTGTTTGTTGCCAATCGTTTTGAAATCTATCTAAATAACATACACGATTTTCACTATCTAAACCAGTTATCACAGTCCAGTCGGTGTATTTTGCTAAATCTATTCCGAACGCAATGGGTGTTTTATCCGAAATTGGTGCGTAACATCTGCGAATATTATCTATTCCGAATGGATTTGATTTATCGTCTCCAGGTTCTGCAAGATAAAGTTCATTAAAAACGTGTTCAGGCAAATCTCTTTTGGCTTGTTCAATCTCATCAAGTTCAATGATGCCTTCTTTTGCAGCGTCATAAGCCGTAATTTTAAAGAACTTATAATCTTTTTCACCTACTCTTGCACGTTCACCAAGTTTATAAAACCAATTCTTTTTCCCTTTTACGTTTCCAATAAGTTTGCATTTGCCTTTTGTTGCCGTTAATGTAGAACGTAAAGCGAACCAAGATTCTTCACGCATACGACTTGCCTCGTCAATTACTGCTGCGTAAACATCGTCACCGTACAAGTTGTCAGATTTTTCACCCGATTTAAATTCTATTCTCGCACCATTTGGTAAAGTCAATGTTAGTTTACTTTCGTTTGAAATAAAAAAGTCCTTTTCAGTTACTTGCGTTTTCATTCTTCTAAATGCTATCTCGGCTTGTTGGTAAACTGGTGCAACCCACCATACACTTTGATTTTCTTTTAACTTTAACGCTTGTTCAAAAATCCAAATAATATGACTTGCAGTTTTACCACACTTCGTCGCTGCTGCCGTTATTGTATAGCGTTCTTCAGCGTCTAATATTTCACGTTGGTAGTTAGTAACAAAAGGACGATTATAAACTATTTGCATAGTGATTTAAGCAATTTAAATCTTTTTTGGTTAATTATATCCAAGTTATGAAATTCGTTGCAGTAATCAAAGTTTAATTGCCCATCTAATTGAGATACAGAACAAAGCATATCAAACCACTCGTTTTCGTTTGAAGCAAATAAAACGCCCTTGTTTTTATGGTGTAGTGAATATGGATTGACATCTGATACAATGATAGGTAGTCGATATGCTGCTGCTTCAACAATTTTTAATTCCGATTTATACTGATTGAAATTAGTTTGTTGCAAAGGTGCAATACAAAAATCAAATAACGAATATGCACTTCCGTAATCGGTTGGCGTTGTGCCTCTAATAGTTTTAAACCATTCGGGGCGTTGGTCGATAGGTTTTCCAGTTATTGCCTTTTCACAAAGTTGCCATTCTCGATGCTCGGGGTGATAACCAGCCATATAAAAGATTGCGTCTTTTTGCTCACAAAATTCTTTCACGCTTTCACCTACTTGTTTTAAATCTTCTAAATGTGTAATAC